GTCCGCCTGTGCGGATGGCCGTTGGCAGCCCACATTGCAGGAACAATTGCAAGGCGCATGGGTGCGGGCAGATAATCCCAATTGGCATTACCAATTCGATGAAGGGTTTTGTACGTCCTGGATTTACGACTTCGGAGCGACCATTCAACCCCGATGGTACGGCGTTACCGAATATGATGGCAACAAATTGGAATTGGTAAACCAAAACACAGGCGAAAAAACTATGTGGGCCTTCAGTCCGGTATCGGGCACCGTGACGGTAACGGATTACACCGACGGGCAGCCGTACATTTATTTTAACTTGGTCAGGGAATAATGCCGGTAGAAAAAGGAAAACGACGGCCCGAATATTCGCCCAATGAACGGGCGGTTTTGGTAGAGCGCATTTGCGAACTGTACGAAACACAGAACGCAAGCGCAGAAAGTTGCTGCGAAGCGGCGAATGTTTCATACCGCGTTTTTATGCTTTGGATAGGCCAAAATTCAGCATTTGCAGAACGCTATAAAAAGGCGAAGCAAAAGCAGGATGCCCACTATTGGGAAAACGTTATCCGTCCGCTTGCCAAAACCAGCCTACAACGGCTTTTGGAGGGAGAAGAAACGCAGGACGTAGAGATCAGGGACTTGTCTGACAAAGGGCTGCCGACCGGGTTTAAGGCAACCACAACGAAACAAAGCCGCACACTGCCCAACCCGACGGCGGTTATCTTCGCCCTAAAGGGAGAGTTCCCGGAACGGTTTGCAGATCGTTCGGAGGTCAACCTAAAAACAGAACAGCCGCAACTACTCACCATAACACCCGATAAAATTGCTCAGATAGAGGCTATTATCGCGGATGCAAAGCAGGATGCCAATATTCAGCCCGTTCCCGGCAAGCGCAAGGCATAAGGCAGATGTGCTGGAACACGTGCGGGCAGTCGGGGCGACCCCGGTTATCATTAACGACGTGTACATTCCCAACCTCAGCCGTCCCGAACGCATACAAATTTGGTACGGCGGATCAGGTTCGGGAAAGTCCGACGCCAAAGCGACTGAACTGCTTTTAAAGTGCCTCACACAACCCTTTTGCCGGGTGCTGTTCGCCCGGAAATTCCGGGAGCAAGTCAGGGATAGTCAATTTCTGCTTTTCAAGGGGCTGATTGCCCGCTACGGTTTCCAAGAGTTTTTCCATGTAAAGGAATCAGAAATGGACATCGTTTGCCGGATAAACGGCAACACGCTGCTTTCCGGCGGACTTGACGACGTGGACAAACTAAAATCCATTCCCGATATTACGGACATTTGGTTGGAGGAGCCGATGGATAAGCGGGGCAGCATCCAAAGCACCGACTTTACCGAACTCGACCGGCGCCTGCGCTGTCCGCTTGCGTCAAACCATATCCACCTGACATTCAACCCAATCTCAAAAGAATCCTGGATATACGAATACTTCTTCCGTTCGAATGCTTACGAGGCATTCAAACTGAAAACGACGTACCTGGATAACCACTACACACCGCCGGCGCAGGCACACCAATTCGACATCCTGCGCGAAAAGAAGCCGGAAGAATATGCCGTGTATGCCCTGGGGGAATGGGGCAGCCTAAAACAAGGGCTGGTTTTCCCGGAATACGAAATAGTACAGGACTTCCCGAACGACTGCCGGAAGTGGGGTTACGGGTTGGACTGGGGCTTTTATCCCGACCCTTGCACACTTGTCCGGTGTGGCACCAAATCCGGGGCCGTGTACCTGGACGAGGTGTTTTACCTCAACAACCTGACCAGCGGACAACGGGACAAGATCATGCGGGAATGTAACGTTTCCCGCAGCATGAAAATAATGGCCGACCGAAACCCGGAGGCTATCGCGGAAATGAGGCAAAAAGGTTGGAATAATATTCAGGCAGCAACAAAGGGGCCGGGCAGCGTCCGCGCAGGCGTGGACATGATGCGAAACTTCAAAATATACGTCACGGCCCGGTCTAAAAACCTGATAACCGAATTGAATAACTATGAATGGGCAACCGACCGGCACACCGAAAAACCGACGGGCGACCCGGTAGACGCATTCAACCACGCCATTGACGCGGCGCGTTATTGGATAATGGACAGCGTTACGGCGGCGGGAATGCCGAAATTTATGTAACACATTTTTGAAACCTTGCACGGTTTTTGCTACCTTGCAGCGAAAATTCGCTGTTACTATGTCCGAACAGGAACTACTCGACCTCCTTATTCAGAACATTTCTTACCAATTGAGGCACCCGCACTACGACCGGACGGTTGAGGTTGGGCGGAATTGCCACATGATGACGACCGGCAAGGGGCAGGACGAGGAGATAACGAAGTATAAGCGGTTCGCCGAAAACCTGCAACTGCAAAACCAGCGGATTGCACTGAACATACCGATGACGCCGGTCTACATTTCAAAGCCCGGCAAGATGTTCAAAAAGATGTCCAGAGTTGACGGTGTGCGGCGCGACTTGAAAGTTTCGAGCGATAACGACAAGGCAGCATTAGAGGCAAGCCTTTGGAATTTTCAGCCCGGCGTGGACATTCAGACTTGGCTGGTTGACAAAATTGACTTCCTGCAAAAGAACGACCCGAATGCCTGGATACTGTACGACCGTTACGACCGGCGCACGGCCACGATGGACATTTTGAAAACCGATTTACGTCCCGTTGTATTTCGCAGCGTGGACGTTTTGAATTTTGGAATGGACGTTTCCGGTATTCCCGATTGGGTTTTGTTCAGGGATACACGAATGGAGTATGTCGCCGAGGGCGGGGCCGTCCGGCAAAAGCAGTTAGAAACATTCTATTTATACGCGCCGGAAATCCTGATTCGCGCCCGCGAGGTTGGGCAAAAGACTGAAATTCAGGAAGGCGAAACGCTTGTTTCCATCGATGTTTTGCCGATTGTGCAGGACGATCACGAACAAGGGCAGGCGAAAGCGCCGGCCATTCCACCGTCGAAAAAGACCCGCGAATTTTACGTTTCCACCGTCGTACACGGGGCCGGGGAAGTTCCTGCATTTTGCATAGGTGCATACCCGGACGCCGAAACCGATCAACAGACATTTGTGTCGTGGTTTTGGGAAGGCATGCCGGTACTCAGGGAAGTTATCCGTGACCAAAATATGCACTGTGTTCACACGGTGTTAGAGGCGTTCCGCCGGCGGTACGAGTTTTCGCCCGTGTGCGAATACGAAACCGATAACGGCGAAAGATGCGGAAGCACGGGCCGACATGGCTGGATACAGACAAACGAGGGACAGATTAAGTGCCCCGGCTGCGGCGGTAGCGGCCTTCGCCCGAACTTCACAACAGAACAAGAGGTTATCCGTCTTTCCATGCCGGAAACGATGGACAAGGTTTTTGAGTTGTCAAAACTCGCTTTTGTAGAGCCGGTTGATACGACCTTACTGGAATATTGGGACAAGAAAATGGACGTCCATAAAATCCGTTTTGACGATGCTATTTTCGGCGATGGGATGTACAAAAAGCCGACCGGATCACAGCAGACAACGGCAACCGAAACGAACGAAAGAACCGACATGGCAGCCGATATTCTCCGGGATTTTGGCCTTGTCGTTTCCAAAGGGTACGAGTTAGCGTTTCGGGCATTGGCCGGATACCGGGAAGTTGGGCCTGTCCTGGTTAACCATTCCTATCCGGAACAAATTGACCTGCTCACGCTGAAGCAGGAAATAGCGAACTTCGCAGCCATTCAGGATGTCGATATTTACGAAGCGAAAGTCCATCAGCGGCACCGGATCATCGCCAAACAATTCGAGGGAGAACCGGAAACACACCGGCGCATTGCGGCATGGTATCAATTCCTGCCATTCGACGATAAAAGCCCGGAAGCCACCGCGCAAATTATCGCATCGCTTTCCCCGACCGACGACAATGTAATATTGTGGACATACTGGCTGCAAATCCGCCGGGAAGTAGACGCAGAAACGCCGAACTTCCATACGCTCACATACGAGCAACAAAAACGGATAGTGGACGCCAAAGTGCAGGAATTCAAAGGCCGGATTGAATTGGCCGGTGGCGATGCAGGTGCAGAGCCGCCGAACTTCAACACCGACCCGAACGCAGATAACCCGCAACCGGCAGCATGAAAATATATATTCAGAGAGAAGATATAAACGGTTTAAATACGGTAGTTGGGGAAATAAAAACCAATCAAAACGCCGTGTTTTATATTGGGATTTGTGGGGGAAGTATGACGTTTGAAAGTGACTTCCCGGATGGAACCGTACGCGATTTGCTGGGTTGGATTAATAAGGCGTTGATATACATAAAAAAGTATCCACGTTTTAAATACCAACAAAATGCAATTAAACACGCTGAATGTATTTTGTTGCCAAAACTTCAGCACTTTGAAGGCGATCTGAAAGTTACATTTTTGTATTGATGCCAACCCGTGAACAACTCGAAAAACGCCGCATCGCCGAAACCGACAAGGCGACAAAGGCAACAAACGGAACCGTTCGCAGCCTGCAAAATGTGGCGTATGGCCTTGTAACAGACTGGTTAATCGGAAGCATCGAAACGGAAGACGGGAAGATAAAATACACGGCAAAGAATTTGGGCAAAGTGGCGGGCCTGTTTACCGTGTTCCAAAAATTCCAGAGGCAGTACCGGGCAACGATGTTAGGCGGTGTGCTGGATTGGGCCGGTAGTTTGTTGGGGCTGAATAACGACTACTTTGAAACGTTTGAAAACCCGACGGAAGAAGTAGCGGACGCGGCCCGGCGCCTGACCCTGCAAAGATGGGGATACAACACCGTTACACGGGAACTAATACCGGGGGGATATTTTGAAACGCTGTTTAATTCGGCGAACGTCGCACAACGAACGGCAAGCCTTGTAAACCAAGCCATCGCGCAAAAAATGTCTTTGGCTCAGTTTCAGGACACGTTTCGGAAGATATTTGTGGGGCTGCCTGGACAAGGGATGTTAGAAAGGCATTGGCGGACAAACAGTTTTGACCTTTACCAGCGGATCGACCGGACGGCAAACCTTGTTTATGCGGATCGTTTGGGGTTGGAGTATGCGATTTATAGCGGGACATTAGAGGAAGACAGCCGCAAGTGGTGTATTGACCATGTGAACAAGGTTTACAGCCGCCAGGAAATTGACGACTGGAAAAACCGCACTTGGAACGGGAAAAACAAATACAACTATGACCCTTATATGGATGCAGGTGGCCACCAATGTCGCCACCATTGGTCTTTTATCAGCAACGAAATCGCCGCGCATTTGCGGCCAGACATAAAAAAATAAATGATTTTCGCGCATTTTGATTGTGAAGTTTATAGAGTTGATTTGTTTATTGTGTATGCCGATGACATACCGACCGCCGAAATAGAACTTAGAAAAAAGGCTAAATTTGGTATTGATGACGAAAACCTGGAAGATTGGCAGGCCGGGTATGTGCAAAACAAAAGCCGTTTTGCGCTTCTTTTAATGCCGTCGGAAAGGCTTTTGAGAAACATAAACCATGAATCCAACCACATTGCAATGTCTATTTTAAATCGTGCCGGAGTACCGCATACGGTTGAAACAGATGAGGCTTTTTGTTATTTGGCAGATTGGGTTTTTGATAAAACGGTTTCACTTTTAAGAAAAAATGGCATAAGTGTTTAGTCTCCTGCAAAAATATCGTTTCACGGCCAATAAAAGTAAAATATGAAAATATACAAATTAGAACTTGGCACTTACCCATTCATTTTGGTGGTTATTGTCGCTGAATCAAAACAGGCGGCTTTAGAAATCGCCATTTCCGAACACGCCGAATTTTCAAACTTCAAGGAATCCGATATGTTTGAGTTTGACACTACTATTCCGGGAATTTTAATTGATGAAATTTTAGACTGAAATGCCTTTCAACCTCCTGCAAAAATATCGTTTCACGGCCAACGATGGCACCGGCGACACTACTGTCAGCCCGGTGAACGACGGCCTGAAAAAACGATGGGAATTGCAGGACGACGGGGTTAGTTACCGGGTAACGCTATCTACGGAACTGCTGTTTAAAGGCGCGGACTATACCTATTTTAAGGCGATATTAGACGCCGGAACCGAATGCAGCGTTTCGATGCTGATAGAGCAGTTTTGCGACAATGCATGGACAACATACTTTGCGGGCCGTATCGCACCGACCGAGGGAAAATACGACCTTGATAAGTGCGAGGTTTCGTTTAAGGTTCTGCCGGATGACGTATACGAATGCGCCCGGCAGAACTTCTCCAAAGAGTACAATTTCCTTTTGTTTGGCACCGCCAAAACATTGCAGTCGCTTTACGGCACCATTGAAACGATAGTTTGCAGTTACGATGGGCCTGTTGTTATTCCGAACGTGCAACTGCTTTTCCTGCGTGACTGCTTTTCAGGCGGAACTCACGACGTGCAGTTTGACCCCGACCCCGACCCGACAACCGGATGGACACCGGTAAACCAAAACCAGGTATTCACCGGGGGCGATGTTTCGATAGATACCACATGGAAACGGGAAACTGTTACGCAGGTCAGCCCGCCGCCGGGTTACGGCTGGGTGAATATCGGCGGCGACGATTGGGCGCGGCCCGTGTCGGTAGTGTCTTCCGAGCAAGAACAGACAGAAACAACGTACACGTACGATGCGGTAATAGCAGACTTTGAGGTCAGCAACGGGCGGCTACTTTCCGACCTGATAATCAACGCCATCGATGAAACAGGCTGCGATATTGACGACATTATATCGAATTTCCTGGGGATCAACCCGGATGCCACAAACCCCACAAACGACGCATACGACTACGCGAAAGACGACGAGGCGGTAATGCAGTCGGTTTTGATCTTCCAAAAATCCGACGTGGTGAATGCCGATGCAACGAACGACGCAACGCGCCTGCCGATGACCATAAACGACCTGTTAAAGTCCTTATCAGACTCTGAGCAGGTGTTTTGGGCCATTACTAACGAGGGCGGCGACAACATACTGAGGATAGAACACCAAACATATTTTGCCGGCACGCCGGGCCTTGACCTGACTACTTTAGATGGTGGTAAGCATATCCGGGGACAAAACAGGTTTGATGTAGATGGAGACATTCCCATATTCGAGCGGTTTGCTTACCAAGAGGCTTTCCAAGCCGGGTTCCTGCCGCAGCGCATTTCTTACGGCTGCCCGACCGGGCCTGAAATAGACAAGCAATTGGCCCAAATGAACGGCGACTTTGGCGGGTTGTACAATAATCCGGACGCCGGTTTAACGGGCTTTGTTTTCGTTTGTGCTTACCCCATTTCAGGGGTGGATTACCTGCTTGATAACACAGGAGGCGTGGCAAACGGCGCGATGCAGTGGAAACTGCTGATAAACAACCTCTGGGTATTTGGCCGTTTCAACACCATCGCCACCAGCACGGCGGGCGGTACGTTTACGATCCAGACCGTAAAGAAACGAAAGGCACAGGCCGCGATAAAAATACCGTTCTGCTGCGACGACTTCGAGCCCTCCGAAACCGTCACTACTGCATTGGGCGACGGGTCGGTTAAGTCGGCAGAGCATGACACAAGATTAGGTGTTTTAACACTAAATTTGATGCACGAATGAAAAAGATGAAAATGAAAGAGCCGAAACACCCTCGCGGCATGGAAGAAAAAAACCACAAGGGTGAGCATGGGATGAAAATACCCAAAGTCAAAAAGGGCAAAAAGGGCAAGAAATGATACCATACAACCCCGGCAATTTGCTCCCTTTCTATACGGAAGGATATAGCAGCAATGACCGCAGATGGCACCGACATAAGCAGTTTGGCACCGACTTAGTGCCCTATGGGCTGCCAGTGCCACGCACGCGGCTAATGCCGTTCCAGGTGTATTTTGACGGGCCTTTTGTTTCCATTCCTGCGTTTGGATTGTATAACCCGTATGACGATACAGAATACATAGACCTGCCAACTTCTTTGTTGGGGGTTGCACAAAAGGCAGACTTGTCCGGGTTTTGGGTAACTTGGTTAGCAGATACCGACCTGACTACCGTCCCTGATTGCGGGCATTGGTATGTGTTTTTGAACGTCGAAAACTTCCCGACCCTCGTTTCTGAGGTGATGGACTGCCGCGATATGTGCGGGTTTGAGCAAATTGCGCTGACTATTGCGCCGGATAGTTGCGCTGTTGGTGACGGTACCATAACATTCACGCTTACGCCCGTTGTGAATGCCGGCGACGGTACTACCTACGTTATCGAACGGTTTAACGGGTCATGGGATGTGATTGCGACTAACACAAACGTAGAGATAACGGAAACGCTCGGAAGCGAATCCAGGCAGTACCGGATACAGGCAACCACCGCCTGCGGGCTGATTATTACACAGACCTATACCGCAACATGGGACAGCGGCGACGGGTGCGGAACGCTTAACCTCGGATCGCCTACAACATCCACCAACGAGGCCGGAATACTTACATCCGGGCCGGTGTGGCGTTTCAACTTTGCGAATTCCACCGACAAGGCAAGTGTTCTTTACCAAACCGGTTATGAGCAGTATTTGTACCTGCCCTTGCCCGTGTGGGATATTCCAAACATCGAAAGGGAAACAGAGGTGGCGGTTAACGGCAACGGCGAAGAAATACGGAGGTTTACGCGCACGGTGGAACGGCGTGGCTTTGAGGTGGCAGACTTGCCGGATTACGTGTTGGGGTTCCTGAGCAAAGCGGGCGACCTGGATACCATCACTTTCGAAGATGCGAAGTTGGTAAACTCTTTGCAGCCGGTTTCTGTGCCGGTAGAAAACCTTACCTTTGAAACACCGAACAGGCAGGGAACCGCGCTAAACGTCGGGCGCTTTTACTTCGATGTGGAAGCCGAAACATTCCAGGGTTGTCAGGAAAATTATGTGTTGGATTAAATGGCATTAGGAGAGCAACTTGTACAGCAGGCGTTGAACCGAATCAGGCAAATAAAACAAGACCTGATTAACAACCGGGAAGCCGAGGTGCTTACCATTGTCCTGGATCAAATAGCCCTTATAAAACTCCGAATACAAACCAAAGGCCAGAACAGCAACGAACAGCCCTTTGCCCCGTACACGGAAGCCTACGCAAAAGAGCGAAAAGGAAGCGGGTATCAGGTCGGCTATGTGGATTTTACCCGCACGGGCCGGATGTTTGCCGCGATTCGCCCGCGCATTGTGCAAAGTAGCCCATTTTCGGCGACTGTGCAGATCGAAGGCGCAGACCAACGCGCAAAGGATATTGTTGCCGGGGCTGCCCGCAAGCGGGGAGACATTACGCGGCCATCGTCGGGAGAAATAGCGATCACAAAACAGGCCAACGATCAGCGCGTATTTAAGCATTTTAAAAAACGATAATAACATGGCAAAATTTGCAACAACAATCAAGGCGCAAGACCCCAAAACCCGCAAACTTGTTAAGTTTTCCGGGCCTATTATTGAGGCAAAAACATGGAGCGCAGCCGAAAGGCACTGTCAAGAAAACGGGTTGGGTTACTGCAAAGTAACGGCGATCATTGAGGAAGAACCTTTTTTGTCCGATGCCGATATGGCAGAGGTCGCACCCGCATTGCAATAAACTTTCAGAAAAAACTGAAACATGGTCGCCGCAATAGCCGACATACTTAAATTCCAACTGTCTGACCTCGACTGGATCGAAAGGTTCGGCGGGCTTGTAGTGGAGGCCAAAAAGGCGAATACCATACAGGGGGCCGACGGGCAAAGCATTATAACCGGGTATCAGTCATGGCCGATTGCCTGCGACGTGAACGCGGAAAAGTGCTTTGAAAGCCAGCAAAAACTTAAATGGTTTGTCCCGGATAGTTCAGTGGCAGCCGTCGCGTATTTCACCGATGCGGGAGGCACGCAGTTTGTCGGGGTGGATGCGAATACGCCGAAACGAGGCGGCCTTATCTACCGTTTCAATCTGCGCTTTGTCTGCTGGATTAACATGAAACGCATGGGCGATGCCATCACATCCGGCGAATGTTACGCAGCCGATAAGGTTGTGCCCTACCTGATTGCGACGCTGTTCGGCGAACATTCAGCAGCCGCCGTTTTCGGGGCCGACACGGTAAAGGCAAAAGCATACCGGCAGGTTGATGTAACGAGCATTTCACAACTCCAAAAGTCGCCCAACCTTTTTGCCCCGTTTACGTTCGCCACGCTGCCCGACAAACAGGCAATGTTTATTTGGCCTTACGATTATTTTGCACTTTCAATTCAGGGCACGTTTATTGTTAACCGTTTTTGTTTAGCGGATTTGTACGAAGCGCCGTTTGTTCCGCAAACCGATATTTGTTTGCCGGGAGAGCCGACGGACGATTATATCGTAACGGAAGACGGGGCCGACCACATAGCAACACAGGAAGAAATACCAATCGTCGAATAACATGGCAAAATCATTCCCATTATCACCCAAAACGGTTAT